ATTACAGAAAGGAGTTAAGTATGCAAATTATTCAGCTTAACAGCACATTTAAAGAATGTGTGCAATCAAATCATTCTTTAACCTCTTACCTCAATAATTTGAGTAAAGGTAGACCCGCTACGCCTCATTCGTGGCTCTATGAAAATGAGAAGAGTGAGAAAACCTTGAAGCGTTGGATGTCAATCATGACAGCAGCGAACCTTAATTCTGAATTTGGTAACAGATTTAACCAGTTTGAGGAGAGACAACTCTCTAAATTCGGACCTCAGGGTAAGGTACCACCTTTCGGAACACCTGAAACCTTAGAAGTTTTGGAACCTCTGTATTCTCCTTCAGAGTTTGATGACCCACAAGCGCTGAGCCAATTCTTCAGTAAAACAAAAGAATTTGCCCAAGTTTTATTCGGTAGTAGGCTTCAAACAAAACGACGATTGAGCTTCGAATCAGTTATTGATGACATGAAAGAACGGGACACTTTAGTCACCAATTCCGGGTATCCTGACTTCAGCCGAAGAAGTACAGTGAAGCAGAAAGCTATTGAAGACGCTAAATCTGGTAAAGCGTATTCATACCCAGCCATTTTATTATTTAGACAGTATAATGGTAAATTAAGACCAGTTTGGATGTACCCTATGGCGATGAATTTATGTGAATATCAATTCACTCAATTAATTCAAAAACAACTTCGTAAATCTCCTACAGCATGGGTGAGAGATTATTTATCTCCGTGGGAAGGATATGAAGATGTTAAAGCAACATTAACCCAAACATGGACAGGGCAGCCAATTGTAGGTGGAGACACAACAAAGATGGACGCTCATATGAGACCAGCTCAACTTAACTTAGTGTTCGAAATAGTTAAGTGGTTATTTCAAAAGTCTGAATGGGAAGATCTATATAAGACAATCGAACGAGTTAACACTATAGAGCTTCTGGTAGGAGTGGATCAAATGATCACCGGGTTACATGGCCTAGCATCTGGAGCCGGATGGACGCAATTGAGTGAAACAGTATTACAACTGTTTATGGCGTGGCTTAAACCCACTGAAGGTCAAGGCATTGGAGATGACTTTGTATGGTTAGACGATATGACTGCAGACGAGCTAGTAAAGTATCTAGCGACCTTCGGACTACCGGCAAATCCCGAGAAACAATCAATCGGAACAGAAGAAACGACGTTTTTACAACGTCTGAACGTTCAGGGCTTCTTTAGTAGAGAAGACAGTGCAGTATTGGGTGGATATTATCCGACTATAAGAGCGCTAAATAGTAGCCTACATCCAGAAAAATTTCACAAACCATCGGATTGGGATTCCGACATGTTCTGTATCCGTCAGTTTATGATTCTGGAAAACTGTGTAGACGACCCTTGCTTTCCTGAGTTCGTAAAATTTGTGGTGAATGGGCAGAAAGATTTAAAATCTTTTGCCAAGAAAGCCGACTCTGAATTGGCACAAATTCAACGTCGTGCACGTCTTATACCTGGTTTATGTCCTTCTTATAACCAGGAAAAGAGGGATAAGCCGCTTGCTACTTTTGTTAGCATTCAACTAGCAAAAAGCATGTGAG